TGGCAGAAGATGCTAGAGGCATTAGTCCGTTTCCTTTTCGATTTCTTCACAAAGCTTCAAGGCATCCAGTAAACCACGAATATAACCAACACTATCCTTATACTGAGAATAGTCTGGGGCACCGCCACTCGCTAGAGATAGACTTCTGGAATCCACCTCTTCTTTGATTCTTTCTCTAAGTAATGAATGAAAGCGGGAATGCGCCATTAACCCTTCCGAGCATTCTTGCCATAGGCCGATATCTTATCGAGCCGACCCTCGCCAGTACCAGCACCAGCCTTCATTTTAACCATACCGCCCCGTTTCATCGGGCCTGGAGGCATACCAGGAGGAAGGCCAGGAGGGGGCCCACCAGGGCCAGCGCCGGGGGGCGGCATAGCCATAGGCATCTTCGGCGGCATACCGGGCGGCATACCAGGGGGCATTGAACCAGGACCAGCCATTTTATCTTCCGGCTTTCCGCCTGGGGCTATAACAGCAATCTTGATATTGGTGCCTTTATGCCCCTTACCTTTGGCTTTCCCGCCACGGGCAAACTGGTCTAGTCGAGGAGCGGATACAGCACCGCCAACCTTATATTCAGAAGGGCCAGATTTCCCTTTCTTGAATGCGGCGGCCTTTGCATTGCTACCACCGTCCGGATGATTCTGACCGGAAGACTGCTTTCCAGTTATGCCCTTAAACTTGGACTGACTGGAGGATTTAACCTTATCAGCGAAAGGGTTAGCCATAGCTATTTGCCTCCAGATCGGTGCTTGTCAAATCCGGGCTTGTCTGTAGCCTGACCTTTACTACCGCCAACGAGCCACGAATTAGTCGGAACGTCATTATCATATTTCTCGCCGTGCCGGTCATTCACGGACTGGGGTGCTTGCATAATAACTCCAGTCTCATCCAACATTGGTTGATCGATAAGACCGACACTGATTGTTTTAGCCATAACTATTTCCTTCCTTTAATCTTGCCGCCGCGCTTTTCGGGAGAACCTTTATCCCAATAAGCCTGTTTCCAAGATCGCTCTTCATTGTCGGCGGGGTTATAAGTGGCGCGAATAGCCCGTTCTCTCGCATCAGGACGTGGCGCTGCTGGAGCCGATGCGGATTTGGCTGGCGCGGCCTTGGCCGGTGCCGATGCTGGCTCCGGTTCCGCCTGTTTAGCTTTCTGGCTGGAGCCCCAAACCTCGGAAGGTTCAGAGCCAGATTCATCCACAGTTTTAGCTGGAGCTGGTTTAGCTGCGGCAGAATCCTTATCCTTAGTCGCATAATGTCCAGCAACCCCTAACCCAACACCAGCGGCAGCCATTCCCGCTTTTGCCTTATTAGAATAACCTGGTTCAGAAGCGCTTGAACTCGGGCTTTCAGGTTTAGTCGTCACTTCCCGAGTCTGAGCTTTTACAATATCATTCTTCGAAGCTGTTGAACCAGCCGAATCGGACCCTGTTTTTGTCGGAGAAGATTCAGGAGCTTTGATTAAAGCAGTCCCTTTCTTTTCCGGTTCTGAAAATTGACCTTTACCAGCGGATGATTCTGGATTCACTTTGCTCTTAGGCTTAGCCTTACGACCAACACCTTTGGCAATTTCTCCTAAAAGCTTACCGCCAACAGCAAATTTTTGAACAGACCCACCAGTGGCGTAGGATTTTGTAAACTGCGCCGCTCTAGCAGCTCCTGTGTTACTGAATTTAGCGTATGGATGTGCCATGGTTAATCTTTCTTCGCTTTTGGTTTAGCTTTCGCCATTTGTCTGGCGGCCTCAAGTTTATGCTGGTGCAGTTCTCTAGCGTGAGCCATATCCTGCTGATGCTTTTCATCTGACCGCTGTTTTTCAGCATCATGACGCTCTCGGGCCATCTGCTGTTCATGGGCGGTTTTTGCCGCGTTTACCTGTAGTCCATGCCCTGTTTCTGCGGCGTCCATATTTAACCCATGCTGCGCGGTAACTGCTTCAACCTGAGCGCCGTGCTGGGCAAGTTGGGCTTTAACATTAAGCTCGTGCATTAACCGGGCATAAACCTTTTCTTCATCATTCTTATGCTGAATTGCAGATTGTTCAGTATCAAGCTTTTGAAGCTCGATCTTCATCTGTTCAATACGTTCCCTGGACTCTCGATCCTTGGACTTGTCTTCCACCGCAGCGGCGGCGGTAGCCGCCCTGATCTGAGTCTCCATAAGCTGGATCTTGCTCATTTGATCTTGAGCTTTAGCCTTCTCCATGATGGCTACCATGCGCGGGTCTGGTGGAGCAGGCGCAGGAGTCGGCCTGAACAACCCCTCCGGATCAATATCCGAAATCCGCATTACTCTCATATCAACAGCCACTGGGTCGTAAAGTGCCTGATTGGCTGCTTGCAATTGTTTAATAATAGCGCCCTTAGCCAAGCGATGCAGTGAAGTCGGGTTATTCGGATCTGCTACGGGAACGAGATCACAGTTATTCAAGGCATCAAGAAACTGCTGTTTCTTCCACTGAATGGTGCATTTCTTGTTATGCCGCCAAAATGCTTCTGGGTCTTCCTGGAAGCGTTCCTTCAGGAGTTTGAATTCTTCGGCTTGGGCGGCATGGAGGCGCTTGTGCGCTGAATCCATAACCTTCGAGCCTTGCTCAATAAGGGCGAGGGTTGTGCCAACTGGGGCGTCTTGCTTACCCTCGCCGACATTGACGCTTCCGGTCGCGGCCAGCCTGCGACCAACTTCCTCGATATGAGTGATGAATCCTGAAAAAGAAGCTCCAACCTCTTTGTATGGTAATGGCATGATGGCATCGCGAATACTTTGTTGCGCTCCGACATCGATGCCTACTCCTCCTCCTGGAGGAACCCGGAACTGATTGGTAAGTTGTCGCCCAGCACCCTTGGCATAAATAAATCCAGGGAAGTTGGAGAACATGCCTGCATCAAGAGTCTCACGCCAAGCTGCTGTAAGCGCATTAGTGGTGTTGCCCAGCAGATGAATGAATCCAAGACCATAGAATCCAAGACCGCGAATAAACGGATATTGGACGAAATAATGCTTGGCGAGGCATTGGTCGTCATCTTCTTTCCAGTTCCGCCTTATATCAAGAACTTGACGCGAGTCCTTTTCAATTGTGACTCGATATGGAAGAGGCAGCCCCTTGCCCTTGAATTCGTCTGGGGCATAATCATCAAGATCTAGCTCGCAATAGGTTTCATAAACTTCATAATCTCGATCTTCTGGGCGCTTATTTAATTCAGAGACGCCAGAAATCTCAGCCAGTTTCTTATCAACCACTGTAAGATTCGGCGTATTAGGCGTACTCAGATCGATATCTCGGTATGCACCAAGAATCTGCATACGCTTGAGAGTCGATTGCCTCATCTTGATCCGATGAGTAACGCGGCCAGAATTGCGTAGGTCGGTTGCAGTGTTGGAAATAATCAAGTCTTCAGCATCAATGGACTCAGACACCGGCCTACGCCGCAATGGGCAATTATAAACCTTCTTAAATCCATCACCGCCGAATCCGACATAGAATAACATTCGGTCAGTGTCAGGAACATACTCAGTCGCAATCGCAGTAAGATAATGATTAAGATCTTTCTCCAGGGCTTGGGAAAGCTCATCCTTGGATTGCATACTATCGGCTAGTTCCTTAGCCGCAGATGTTTCCTGCATTACTTGTTTTGGAGGAGTAGTCGAATCATTCCTGATTTTAACTGGGCCTGAAGCAGGAAGAAGCTCCGCTCTGGCTGTAGCTTGGAAATTAACCGTGGCTTCCAACAGCAATGGGTGCCTGACGGTAGACATCCCTTCCAGGGGAGCAGAACCAGAGCCAGCATCGGAGCGCGGCTTCTCTAGCTTAAGCCCTAATAGGCTAATGCCCATGGCTCTGGTTTCGAGCCAATCCTTGCGAGATTCGTTATCTCTATCGATGCCTTCAATGAGACTCGTGGCAATCGAGTCCAATTCATCTGTAGGCATGAATTTGGCTAGATTTTTACTAAACTCTTCATCCTCTGGACCGGACTCTTCTGGTGGCTCCAGATCTATGGTTACAGACCCATCATCATGTTCGATCTTAAGGGCACCATCTTCCATTGATACTTTAGGAGTATCATTATTATCGCTATTGGCTTTAACCAACGTCAATGCGGGAGGAAG